CAGTTGACGGTGAAGTTACTCAGTTTGGTAAACAAGGTAACTCATTGAAGAAATACAAGTTTGTAGGACTATTCCCAACCGATATCACACCGATTGATGTTGATTGGGGTTCAAATGATGCAATTGAGGAGTTTTCTGTAACTCTCACCTATCAATGGTGGGAATCAGTAGCAGACGGTGTTGTGTAAGAAGAAAGGCTTCGGCCTTTCTTCAATTTTTTAGGATGATTTTTAATGGCAATTAAACTCTTTGGCTTCACCCTAGGTAAACAAGACATTGTTCAGGTTCAATCACCTGACCAACCTTCCTTTACGCTTCCAAATGAAGCAATCGATGATGGTGCAGTCACCATCACCTCTAACCCTTATTACGGCACTTATGTTGATTTAGAAGGTGCGGTTCGTAATGAGCTCGAATTAATCACCCGCTATCGTGAAATGGCAAACCATCCCGAGTTGGAGATGGCAATTGATGATATTGTCAATGAAGCCATTACACACGATGTAACGGGTAGAACAGTCAATATTGTTTTAGATAAATTAAAACAACCAGAAACAGTTAAGAAAAAGATTATTGAAGAATTTGAGAATGTTCTCAAAATGCTTAACTTTGGTAATCTTGCAGATGATTTATTTAAAAGATGGTACATAGATGGTCGCATTTATTACCATGTTGTTGTAGATGAATCAAATCCAAAAGAAGGTATACAAGAACTTCGATATATTGACCCACGCAAAATTCGTAAAGTGCGTGAGTTAATTAAAGACCGTGATCCAAAAACTGGTGCAAATATTATCAAGTCTATTGCCGAATATTTTGTTTATTCGGATAAAGGCACAACAACTCAAACATATTCTGCACAAGTAAATGCCGGTTTAAGAATTGCACCAGATTCAATTATTAATGTGAACTCTGGTTTGATGGATGCGAAAAATACATTCGTCATTTCTTATCTACACAAAGCAATCAAACCACTTAATCAGTTGCGTATGGTTGAAGATGCGGTAGTTATTTACCGTTTATCAAGAGCACCAGAACGCCGTGTATTCTACATCGATGTTGGTAATTTACCAAAAGGTAAAGCCGAACAATATCTTCGTGATGTGATGATTAAGTATAAGAACAAAGTTGTTTATGATGCATCTACTGGCGAAATCCGTGATGACCGTAAACACATGTCGATGCTTGAAGATTTTTGGTTACCTCGCCGTGAAGGTGGTAAAGGTACAGAAATTACCACATTGCCTGCTGGTCAGAACCTTGGTGAATTAGAAGATGTGAAATACTTCCGTCAGAAGTTATTACAATCTCTGAATGTGCCAATCTCTCGTTTAGAACCACAACAAGGTGGTATGATTGGTCTTGGCCGAACAACTGAAGTTACCCGTGATGAAGTCAAATTCAATAAATTCATCATTCGTTTGCGTAATAAGTTTTCACAAATTTTTGACCATGCATTGGAAAAACAATGCGTTCTCAAAGGCATTTGCACAAGAGAAGAATGGGAACAATTTAAAGAAGATATCTATTACGATTACATAAAAGATAACAACTTTACTGAATTGCGTGATGCGGAACTATTGCAATCTCGTATTCAAACATTAACTACGGTTGACCCATATGTTGGTCGTTACTATTCTGCCGAATGGGTTCGTAGAAATATTCTTCAACAAACAAAAGAAGAAATTGAAGAAATTGATAAACAAATCAAACAAGAAGAAGAAAATGGAACTGGTGGTCCTATTCAACAACCAGGACAAGAACCTGAAGTAGGTGCAGACCAGTATCCGCCAGAAGATAATACTGCCGATAACGGTGCGTCTGAATCACTCACACCTCAACTTGATGCTGATGTGGAAAAATATTCAGCAATACTAAATAGGCGTTAAAGGAGATTAATATGGATGTAACAAATTTTATCAATAGTGTTGCAAGTGGAAATGCAATTGAAGCTAAAGAGAGTTTAAATGACCTTCTTTCTGCAAGAGCATTTGAAGCTCTTGATGCTAAAAAAACTGAACTTGCACAATCTTTATTTACTGATAAAGAAGAAGTTCAAAATACCGAAGAACCTGAAACTGAAGTTGAATGAAAAACTTACAAGACTTTAGACAACTTGTAGAAGAAGAAAAGTCAGACTATTCAAAGTTTGACATGTTGGTTCGTGCTGGTCTTGCCAATAAAGCACAGTTAGCACGAATTCATCGCATTTTAGATAAGATGACCGAAGAGCGTCCTCAATTCAATAATGCCGATAGAGAAATTATGCGTAACCTTTTTAATCGCATGATAGATATAATTAGCAACAATAAACAGATTTTTCAGAAAACTAAACAGGTAGTTAGAGAAGAAGTTGAAATTAATGAAGATGAATTAGATACTGCTGATTATAAAGTTGGTCCTTCAGGTCGTAAAGTTAGAGCTCACCGTTTTAAAGTAGGTGATGCATCAGTAAAAGAAGAATTTGAAATAGAAGAGGCAACATTAGATTTAAATAATGATCCTCCATTTGTGCTTGTATTAAAGCGTAAATCAATTCGTTTGTATCCTAACAATACAAAGATTGCACTTTACTACAATCAGAAATTAGACAAGTATTTTTCGATACCTTATGGTGGTGGTATTGATGCACCTGTTCAAGCAGAACAAGTAGAAATTGAAGAAGCCGTTATGGATAAACTTCATAAAATTGTTTCTGATAAACAGGCGCAAACAGTTAAATTTGCAAATGGTCAAACTCGTAAAGTAGACCATTTTACTGCATCTGCTATAACGCAAGTTCATAATGCTTTAAATGATGAAAATAAAAAGAAATTTGCAGACATGGTTCACAAATCACCTGCACATTTAGCGAAAGCATCCGACTTTGCCTTTAGTAGAGCGAAATGAATTTAATCGATTTAATTATTGCCGGCAAATTAGACGAAGCAAGAAAGTGTTGTTGCGACCGTTTAAAAGAAATTACAACTAAACGCTTAGAAGAAGCCAAGCGTTATGTTGTTGCTGACATGTTTGAAGAAGTAGAAGAACAACTTGATGAGAAAAGAAATCCAAATCTCATTAAGATGGGGCGAATCACTAAAGTTCGCCGTAGAATTAGAAGAAATGCAAAAGGTCGTATTGTAGTTCAAAAGAACCGCAGACGCTCCGGTATTAAAGGTTATAGAATTTCAGGTAATACTGTAAAAAGAATACCTGCAACAGAAAGATTACGAAAGGCTCGTTTATTAAAACGGTCATGGAAAACAACTAGAAGAGCTAAATTACGCCGAACAATGTTGAAAAGAAAAATGTCAATGCGTAGGCGTGCATCAATGGGACTAAGATAAAATGCCATACGAAGTCATAAACAATAAAAGAAGTAAATCGGTTATCCGTGTTGTAGGTAATACCGCAACCAATGTTACATTGGCAGGGTTATCTACTGGTGCGGATGAAACCGTAACTGCTGCTGCAATTTCAGGTATTCACTCATCGACAGATGGTGCGTGGAGAATTTATCGTGGCAATAGCACCGCAGGTGTTCTAGTCTTAGAACTATTTGGTGAAAATTCTTTACCTCTTACACAACACGATATCGTGGTTGCGAACACAGGTACTGCAAATCTTCACATTACAAATTCTGGAACAGGCGGCACTTTGATTTTAACAGTAAACAAAACTGCTGATTACAATCCAGCACTAACAGGTATCTAAAATGAAACTCATTACAGAAACTATTGATAATGTAAAGTATCTTACCGAAGCATCAGAAAACGGTAAGAAAAAACTTTTTATTGAAGGTACATTTTTAGTTGGCGAACAAGTCAATAAAAACAACCGCATGTATAAAATGGATACTCTACGCCGAGAAGTAGAGAGATACACAGAAGAATTCATTAATACAAACCGTGCATTGGGTGAACTAGGTCATCCAGATACACCATCAATTAACCTCGAAAGAGTATCACATAAAATTGTGTCGCTCAGAGAAGATGGTAATAGCTTTTACGGTAAAGCACTAATTCTTGAAACTCCGTATGGACAAATTGTAAAAAACTTTATTGATAACGATATTCAAGTCGGAGTATCTTCACGAGCATTAGGTTCTCTAATGCAGACAAAAGAAGGATACAATTTGGTTCAAGATGACTTGCGCCTAGCAACAGCGGCAGACATTGTTGCGGATCCATCAGCACCAGGTGCCTTTGTTAACGGTATTATGGAAAACAAAGAATGGATGATGATTGATGGAAAGTTTGTAGAAGCAGACCACAATCGTTTCAAAAAGACAATTCAAAGAGCTTCCAAAGCCCAATTAGAGGAAACTGCTCTTAAACTGTTTGAAAATTACCTCAGAAAACTTTAATTTTATAAATAAGAAATCATAAGGAGATTCCTAATGGCAACAAATAAAC